TGTGCCTCCAATCCATCCTTGAAGGTAAGGGTGTCTTCCTGAAGAAAATCGGTCGCTGGGTGAAACCTGCCGCTGGTTTCAACGTGATTGCCACCGCAAACACGAAAGGTAAGGGTTCTGATGATGGGCGCTTTATCGGCACTAATGTTCTTAACGAAGCGTTCCTTGAGCGTTTCCCTGTGACCTTTGAGCAATCCTATCCTGCCGTTGCAACCGAACAGAAGATCCTTGAGGGTGTTGCTCTGGATCTGGGTGTAGAGGATCGTGATTTCTGCAAGCGCCTTGTGGATTGGGCGGACATTATCCGCAAAACTTTCTACGATGGTGGTATTGAGGAAATCATCAGCACCCGCCGACTGGTTCATATCATCCGCGCTTTCAGCATCTTTAAGGATAAGGCAAAGGCAATCCAAGTGTGTGTGAACCGCTTTGATGATGAAACCAAGCAATCTTTCCTGGAACTGTATGATAAAGTGGATGCTGACTTCCAGATGCCTTCTGAAAAGGTTGATATCAATCCTGGAATTGACTCTCCCTATCCTTTCTGATATAATTGGGGGAGGTTACTATGACTTCCCCTTTTGATTTTTATTTTGAAAAATTTATGTCTGACAACATGATTTCTGGATCATCTGGAACTGATACAATTTATTTTGCTGCTGCACAACCATCGCAAGATTTTTGGCATGAGGATGGATACAGTTTGACTGGGAATCCTTATTCCGCACCTGATACAATTACATTTAATACTGGTATGCCTCAAAACACTGAAACAAATAAAAATGGATTCTGGAAGTATGAGGAAGACAAAACTCTGAAGGCGATTGAAGAGTATCTTGCCAGTACTTATCATTCCCACTATACTTCTGAAACCTCTAAAACTCAAACTCTTGATTTGATTGAAAGTATTGGTGATGCTGAAGCGTTTACACGTTCTAATGCCATCAAGTATCTTTCTAGATTTGGTAAAAAGAATGGTAAATCTAAGCAAGATATTTTGAAGGCAATTCATTATTGTATTCTTCTTTATCACTTTGCTGGTCTTCATAAAAACAAAACCGATCAGTATCCTTATTGATGATTATGAAACTTAAAGACAAAACTATGAAACTCTCTGACAATACACTCACGGTTCTCAAGAACTTTGCAGGTATTAATAACTCTATTCTTGTGAAAGAAGGTAATCGTCTTCGCACGATTTCTATGGCAAAGAACATTCTCGCAGAGGCAGAGATTACTGAAGAGTTCCCCCGTGAATTTGCCGTTTATGACCTTAACCAGTTTCTAAATGGTCTTGGTCTTCATCAGGATCCTGATCTTGATTTTACTGAGGACTCGCATATTACGATCCGCGAAGGTAAGCGTCGGGTGAAGTATTTTTATGCTGATCCGAATGTAATCATTTCTCCTCCAGATAAAGAGATTCAACTTCCGTCTCAAGACGTTTGTTTCCAAGTTGATAGTGTAACTCTGGAGAAACTGGTTAAGGCAGCAGGCGTTTATCAACTTCCTGATCTTTCTGCTGTTGGTGAGGCAGGAGTGATTCGTCTGGTGGTTCGGGATAAGAAAAACGATACCTCTAACGAATACTCGATCGTTGTTGGTGAAACTGATAAGAAATTTGTTTTCAACTTCAAAGTTGAGAATATCAAGATTATTCCTGGTGCCTATGACGTTGTGGTGTCTTCTAAACTTTTGTCTCAATTCACGAATGAGAAGTACAATCTGAAGTATTATATTGCTCTAGAACCTGATTCGACTTTTGGATGAACATCTTCGTAACTTCTCCTTGGCCCGCTGAAAGTGCTATTTGCCTCCCCGATAAGCACGTTGTCAAAATGCCTTTGGAGTGCTGTCAAATGCTTTCCATCGTGGCATCCGATAAGTGGGGTAATGGGTATGGTTCTCTGTATAAAACTGATAACACTCCCTACAGAACTGAAAAGGGTGCGTTTCGTAATCATCCCTGTACCAAATGGGCACTGGAAAGTATCCATAATGCCTATTGGTTGATCAAGCACGGTCTAAACTTGTGTGACGAATACACTCTGCGGTACAATAAGGTTCATGCTTGCTACAAGACCCTTGTAGATGCATATTACCTTTTTCCAAAAGGGAAGATTACTGATGTAACTCCATTTGCTCGTGCTATGCCCGATGAATGGAAATACGATAATACTATTGACACATTTGAAGCATATAAGAAATATATCGCATCCAAACCTTGGGTTGCTGATAATTATCTTCGTATGCCTGAAAGAAAACCTTCGTGGATTTAATTATGACAAGTGAATTTCTTTTTGTGGAGAAGTACCGTCCTCAAGTGATTGAGGATTGTATTCTTCCTGATGATACTAAAAAAACCTTTAAGGAGTTTGTGGAGAAAGGAGAGATCCCTAATCTTCTTCTTGCTGGACCTCCTGGTATTGGTAAAACTACAATCGCAAAAGCATTATGTAATGAATTGGGGGCAGATTATTATGTCATCAACGGATCCGACGAAGGACGTTTCCTGGATACTGTACGAAACCAAGCAAAGAACTTCGCTTCGACCGTCTCACTTACGGGATCTTCTAAACACAAAGTCATCATCATCGATGAGGCAGATAACACAGGCAACGACGTACAACTCCTTCTACGGGCGAATATTGAGGCATTTTATAACAACTGCCGATTCATCTTCACCTGCAACTACAAGAACAAAATTATTGAACCTCTTCACTCCCGTTGTGCCGTCATCGATTTTACAATCAAGGGAAAGCAGAAACAGCAACTCGCAGGAAGTTTCTTCAAGAGAGTCCTCCAAATCTTGGATGCCGAAAAGGTTGAGTATGATCAAAAGGTTCTTGCAGAACTTGTATCCAAGCACTTCCCAGATTTTCGTAGGGTCCTCAATGAATGCCAGAGGTACTCTACGGGAGGAAAGATTGACTCGGGCATTCTTGCATCTTTCTCAGACATCTCTGTAAATGAACTCGTCAAGAATCTCAAAGAGAAGAACTTCCCAGAAGTACGCAAGTGGGTGGTCTCCAACTTGGACAACGATGCTAGCAGTCTACTTCGTAGGGTGTATGACGCCTGTTATGATTGCCTTTCACCCCAATCTATTCCTGCTGCCGTTCTTGTTATTGCTAAGTATCAATACCAATGTGCGTTCGTGGCTGATCAGGAAATTAACCTCCTAGCAGCACTAACTGAAATTATGTGTGAGTGTGAATTCAAATGAATCTATATAAAGTTGATTATAAATCCTTAAAAGAGGAACCAGTCAAAACAACTCCCGAAAATGTCAGAGAGGCAAATGAAGGTTTGTTCAGAGCAAAAATGACTCTTCCTGCTGCTGCCAAGCATTGTGGTATGACGCAGAAGGAAATGAAACTTACATTTTTTGAATACTTGAAGTACAACGAACCTGATTATGAAAACAATGATTGATTTCTCTAAGTGTATTGAATTGGACAAGATTTCTAAACTTCTTTCTTCTCTAACAGGGAATACAGATAATACTCAATATTTTGATGTTGGTAGAATGATTGAACTTGGATATGAAGCATATAGTAATGGAAATTTAAAGAGGGTTAATTTGACTGGTAGGGATTTGATTGATTTAAATCAAAATACGTATGAATCTAAAAGAGTGACATTTGTAAACAATTCTGAGAGAGATGTAAGGAATATAGTTGTTAAAAATGGCAGGGGAAAAAGTAAGGATATTTCTGATTTTACTCCTGCAGATTATTATATTTTTAGCGATCCAAAGAAATTAAAAGCTTGTTGCGTTCCTGGATCAATGTTGTATAATATTAAAAAATCTGGTAGTAACGATCTTACTGCTTTTTGTGATCCAGAACCAGAACACTTTTTTCTAGATGGTGGTCCAACCTCTGATAAAAATTACTTTGATGAAAAAGATAAACTTATTATGAATTTTATTCGGAGCATGTAATGAAATCTCTTAAGACGCCGTTGCGCTATCCTGGAGGCAAGTCCCGTGCTTGCATCAAAATGGATCCCTACTTTCCAGATCTCCGTAACTATGATGAGTTCCGTGAACCATTCTTGGGCGGTGGTTCTGTGGCAATTCACGTTACTAAAAAATACCCCTTTCTTAAGATTTGGGTAAATGATCTTTATGAACCTCTGGTAAATTTTTGGCAACAACTCCAGATGTTTGGTCCTGAAATGAAAGATCATCTTTTGCATTTTAAGAGTACCTGTCCAGATCCAGAATCGGCAAGAGGTCTATTTAATATTTCAAAAACTATTTTAGAAGATCCTAATACTGGAGATTTTGAGAGGGCAGTAAGGTTTTATATTGTAAATAAGTGTTCCTTTAGTGGTCTTACTGCAAGTTCCTCTTTCTCGCCTCAGGCATCAAACTCTAACTTTACTGTTCGTGGAATTGAAAAACTTCCAGAGTATTCTAAGTTAATTGAGAAGTGGCGCATAACTAATTACTCTTATGATTATTTAATGGATGGAGACATGGGTGCTTTTATGTATCTCGATCCTCCTTATGACATTAAGGATAATCTCTATGGGAACAAGGGATCAATGCATAAAGGATTTGATCACGATAAGTTTGCTGCTGATTGCGATAGTAACGATATGGATATGTTGGTGAGTTATAATTCAGACCAATTGGTAAAAGATCGCTTTAAAAACTGGAACGCTGCTGAGTTTGATCTTACTTACACGATGCGTTCTGTTGGTGAATATATGCGAGAGCAAAAACAACGTAAAGAACTGCTACTGTTTAATTATGGAATTGAAGGACTGGTTAAACTCG